CACCATGTCTGTCTATCTTAGTGCTTAAATCTCTAATTAAAGCCCTCATACCCATTACAGGAGAATCAAAGATAGCAAAGCGACCAGCATAGGTCTCACCAGTTTCACCAGCGTACCCTTGTCCCACTTCTATATTAGCGGGGTTATTGTAATCGCTCATATCCAGCTATCTCCTTTTGGCTCTCTGCCTATGGCTTGTTCCATAAACTTATCTAAATCTTCCTGTAACATTTCTTCTTTGTGTTGGTTATAAGACAATGTTTGGTCTCTATCCATTACTTCTACCCAGTAGTTAGCTGCAATAGCTAAGGCGTCTATTTGGTCATCATGCCTTAGTGCACCTTTATCCCTTGTTATCCTAGTCATTTGTCTAAATAACTGGTGGTCAGGGTCTAACTGAAAGTCATCTTTGATAAGCTTATCATCAATAACTAACCTATGGGTATTCATAATAGGCTCTAATGTGTCTATTATACGCTTCTCTTTCTGTATACTGTGGCGTACTTCCTCTACATTACAAGGATGTATATCAGCCAATACAGGTTTTAGAAGCTGTGTTGCCATGCCATCACCAAAGTTACTCTCAATGACGATATCATTGACGTCATGTTTCTTGGCTATATTGGCTAGCTTCTTAAGTGTGTCATCAGAGTATCCACCATCTAGACCACCAATGGCAGTCAGGTACAATACACCGTGTAACATCTTAAGTACACAATAGGCTGTTTTATCTGCCCCACGACCAGCGGGGTCAATAGACATAACTGAGCCTTCAAACTCTGTAAATTCTTCGGACATATATAGGTAAGAAGTCCAATAGTCACCCTTAAGTCCTACATTAGGTAACTCAGAGTCAACCGCTTTGATTTGGTCTATACCTGAAGCCCATTGTATTTTGGCTGGAGCTTCTGTCCATGTGCTGCAACCTGAGGCTATAATAAGGTCATTAAGCTTCAATGGGTATTTATTGGCGTCAGATAGACTAGTATCCAACATAAACTGTAAATTAAAGCCTGACCTACCATATGAGCTTAAACGCTCCATTAAGTCGATTTCATTAAATCTGTCAGGGTCAGTAGGGTCTCCCTCTTTACCGTCCATATCAGCGATTGTAGGAGCTAATTTATGCCCATATCCTACCTTTTGTGCTTGGTTAGGAATCAATGCTGACCATATACGTGTCTTGAACCCACGTTCATCTAGGTCATTATACAATGACATCTCTGTTTGAGGTGTTCCTAGAAAGATAACACGTCCTACTTTAGGCTTTATAATAGCGTCAAACTCTTTTACGGTCTCACTTAAGCGGTCACGCATAAGCTGAGTCTGTGAGTTATTGGCAGATTCTACGTCATCAGCAATAATAAGGTCAGCCCTAGACCCCGTTAGTTGTCCTGTAATCCCCATAGACTTCACTGAGGGGGCGTGTGAAGCCTGTGCTGGGGCAACATCAAAGGATACCTTAGAATGTCTTTGGCTATCCTTAGGTTGTAAATGCTGTAACAAAGGCATTTCTGCAATAAGCCTCTGTGTAAATGTACTAAAGTCATCAGCCCTCGTTTTACTAGCTGATACTACCAATATGTTACGCTGAGGGTTCAGCAGTAATTGGTGACATACAAATGCAGAAGTAATCCAAGACTTTCCTACGCCCCTAAAAGCTTCTATTACTAAACGTTTATCTTTAGATTGTAGATAGTCTGCTATATCGTATTGTATAGGTGTTGGCTCAGGTAGATTCAGGTGTTTCCAAGCTAGATACAAGAAGTTCTTAAAGTTATCTATCTTATTCATCTGTGTCGAACGGTAAGTCCTCTAGTATGTTGTTAGCTTTTTCTACGATATCAGGACTTGAGTAAGTCTTACAGATATCTAAGCATACCTTCATCTCACTTGCAGATATTTCATCACCTGACTTGAGCTTCCTATAAGCATGAGCCACCAGTAATACAGGTAACTCTTCTACTATCTTTTCTATTTGTTCATTTTGGTCTGTCATTATTTTTGTCCTTTAACTTCTAATTCTCTTACCTTGAGTTCTAAGTCACGAACCCTTTTTACAGTCTCTAAAACTTGTGATGGTGGTTGAAAGTCATCTATCCAAGTATCATTTTCTTCTACTTCTACTTGCAACATTCCGTAGTTATACTCTAAGAAAGCTAATCTTTCTTCTATACCAAAGTATGCCCACACAGATACAGCTGTAATAGCTATTAATGCTAATAAGTTTTTAACAGGTATGGTTATTAATGATTGGTCGTTTATTTTCATCTACGTACTGCTGCACTCCCGAAGTAAAATCCTGACACAGCAGCTAAAAAGTGTGTATCAGCGTTAGTTATGACTATGCCTGAAAGACCAGTAAACGTTGTGACCTCTTGTGTATAGCCAAATATCCACCACCCTTCTTTAACTTGCTCTAAGTACATAAGATGTACAGCAATAGATGGGTCTATAAAGACGGCTAGCTTTGGTAAACATATAACAAAGAATACTGCTAATAATGCCATCCATCTACGGGTTACACTTTGAAAGTGCCCACCGTGATTACGTGCGTCCTGTATGGCTGCTCTATCAACCTCAGCACGTTGTATTAAAAACTTTTGTTGGTCTGCATTGTCTTTTTGTTTAGCTGACCACAGGCTTAATACACCTGTAAGTAAACTACTACCTAACATGGTAATAACTTCAAAAGGTATCATTACTTACTCCAAAAGTATCCAACAATAATACTGGCTATACCACCTAACCACATAAGAAAACTAACAGCTCCCTTACCTTTAGCTACATCTTCTTGTAACGATTCTACTTTTGTCTCCAGTCGGTCTAGCTTTTCAGCAAGTTGTTCTAAGGTTACTTTCATGGTTATGCAAGTTCCTCTGCTGTTGGTTGTGTTTCAGTTGGGTGATTCCATGAAGCTATAAAGTCTCCATTTCCATCTGAATTATTTTGCACAATTATGTTATCCATAAAATCTGCATCTGTAACATTTGGTCTTACTGATTTAATTTTTTCTACTAAAGTTGCCATATTAACTCCTTACATAATGTGCTTGAAACCAATTGTCATCTTCTGTTACCTCGAAAGATGTGCCTGTTGTGTAAGCATAACACTCATAATAATCACTACCATCACTTGTATATACTAAAACATTTAATCTTGGATATTTCATTCCCTCTACAATGCTTCTTCTATATACTGCTCCATTTTTATAAAGAGCAATAGCATTAGTTGTTGAAGATGCTCCCCTACAGCCCATACTAAACATATAGTATCCTGATACTGTAGGTGTAAATCTGTAGTTTGTTGTATTATCATACTTAGAATCTGTATCCCACATTTCTGTTGCACAAGCCATTTTTGTCCAAGTAGTAGCTGAAACAGATTGGTTAGATGAAAGTCTTGCACTAAAGCTTGGTGCTGTTGGTAAATCTGAGACATCACTAGATGATGTTAAAATGTTTCCTGTATTTGCAGGTAAAGTAAGAGTATTAGTTCCTGCTACAGCAGGTGCTGAGATTGTTATTTCACCTGAAGTATCACCTGTTAGTTTTATACTTGCCATTAGTCTGCTTCCTCTATTGTGTTACCTGCTAATACCCATTCTTGTATAGCTTGGTAGTGTGTGTTTGCTGTATTTATTGGAACATGACATACAACACCATCTATTGTTGCTTTTATGCCACCATTTTGTCCTAAAACATTTAATGTATATTTTGCTGATGTAACTTCCATTATAACTCCGAATCAAATTTAACACCTGGAGTGCTTCCTGTTCCGTACATCCAAACTCCATCTCCTGCAACACCACTTGTTCCCTCTAAATTCCATGAAACCATAGCAGAGCAAGTTCCATTATTTAACACAGAATTTACACTATCTACATTTATATTATTTCCATCAGCAGTATCGTGAACTATCATATTGTCTGTTGCTATTTGTGTAATTGTTGGTGCTGCCCTCATAGCTACAGGAAACCTATGTAACACTTGTGCTTGGTTATTAGTTCTAAAAGCACCATTTGCATGACCAGAACCATCATCATTACTGACACCTATATGAAAATATCTACGACATCTAGCTAGACTTGTACCTACATCTTCAAACTGAAAATTAGGTATGCTGTTAGCATCAAATGTTCCTACTTCTAATTGTACTCCTGTTATGTACCAATCATTAGAAGTGCTGTCTGCTAGATTTACCTGTGATGAGCTTATAAATGTAGCATCAGCATAAGAACCCCAAGATGTTTGTAAAGAACCTGAACTCCTATCTCCACCTGATGCTAATACCCAATAAAGAATTAATCCTATTCCATTACTGTTAGCAATTGCACCTGCTGTATCACCTGCAAAAGATAATACTTTTTTCTCCCAAGTGTTTGCACTACTAATTGTATAGGTTTGTGCTATCGACCTAGTTGCCCCATCATTAAGAATTGATAAAGTGTATGTTCCTGTTTTAGCTGACTTTACCCAAAAACTTATAGTAAATCCCTCTGCACTAGATGTATTGAATTTTAATGGTTTTAAATCTTGTGCTTCTGTTCTGTATTGACATACAATCCATTCTGTTCCTGATGGTGTATCAGCAGTATCTACTGCTATTTTAAATGAACTTGCAAATCCTTGACCTGTTGGAACATCTGTAGACTGGCTATTTGTAAGAGAACCTACATTATTATTGTTTGTATAAAATCTATCTAGTGTTCTAAAATTTCCATTTACAATCGAAGAAGTGCTTGTACCTCTTTGTGAAATAGCCATATCACCATTTATAATCAATGGAGTAGCAGTCTTTCTATCTAAAGCTACTGTGTTATCTGATACTGTACCATGTAATGTTAATGCCATTATTCAACTCCAATAAGTGCTTTAATTTGGGCATCTGTTAACCCTAATTCTTTTAATTTTTCTTTACCACTTGCTCTGTTTGTTTGTCTGTCTGTTTCCTCTTGTGTAACTTGTTGAGCTACTGCTTTTACTTCATCTGTGTAGTCATATGAACCATCATCTTTTTTTACCATGTCAGCAAAAACGTCATCACTTACCTCAACATATCCATCTTCTACTATATATGATATTTGTTTTACTACATTACCTTCTATGAGTGCATATTTCATTATGATATCTTCCTTATAATTACACTTGAATATATAGAACTTCTAGTGTCATTCATATAATGCCCTAATCCTATACTAGCTTTTGCTCCTTGTGTTCTATGTCTGAGTTCAAATACTTTTGTTCCTGTAATTGTAAACCTACCAAATGTTGGCGAATGGTTTGCTCCTAATGTACTAAATGCAGTCGCATACATTTGCATACCTAAAACCTCTACATCACTATCGGTTACGTTATATAAAAATGTTCTGTGATGGTCTACTGCAAAAGCATAAGCAAAGGCTTCAACAAAATAAGTTCCTGCAGGTAATGTTATTTGATTAGATGAAAGACTAGCTCCTGTAATTTCATTTGTTTTTACTGTATTCAAATCTCTAATATTATCTGTGTTTGCTCCTGCATCACCACCATGTGTTGTTGTTCCTTTTTCATCTTGTACATGAAGTAATTTTAATGCAGATGCAGGTATGCTAGTTAAGTCAGCACCACTCCCTACAAAAGATACAGCAGTTAAATTGCCACTAGCGTCCATTGACATTTTTGTAGAACCATTAGATTGAAAATCTATAGCACCACTTGTATCTGATACTATTTTTAAGCCATCACTTGTACTTGCATTAATTTTAACTGTCATTAGAGTATTACCCACCTAGCACCTGTTGGTACTGTTACAGTAACTCCACTAGCTATGCTGATTGGAGAGACTGACATACCATTGGTATTTGTTGTTAATGTATAATTAGCATCTATGCTATTACTGTTTTCATAAATAGCTCCACCAGCTGATGCACCCCCACCGATACTACCCCATGCAGAGCCATCATAACCCTCAAATGATGTTTCATCTGAGTTAAATCTTATATAACCAGCTGATGGTGAACCATCACGTTGTGCTGTAGTACCTGATGGTAACTCAGCTGACCCTGTTGTACTGGTTTTAGTAACCACACTAGTAAGGTCAGTTACTGCATCATTCCAAGCTGAGCCGTCATAGACTCTCATTTTGTCTGTTGTTGTATTAAAATACAAGTCACCAGCACTTAATGCGTCACCGTCATTGTCTACTGTAGGGTCAGAAGCCTTAGCTCCTAAATATGTGTCATCAAAGTTATCTGCTGCTGCCTCAGCTGCTGCTTGAGCTGTTTGAGCTGCGGTCGCAGAAGTTGCTGCATTAGTAGCTTGAGTTGTTGCTGTTGTAGCCGAAGTCGCTGCATTGGTCTCTGATGTTGCAGCATTGGTCTCAGAAGTCGAAGCCGCAGACGCACTAGACGCCGCATTGGTTTCACTTGTAGAAGCTGCACTAGCTGAGCTAGCCGCTGCTGTAGCAGAGGAAGCTGCATTAGTTTCACTTGTAGCTGCATTAGTTGCAGACGTAGCTGCATTTGTTTCTGATGTACTAGCATTACTGGCTGCTGTAGAAGCTGTAGACGCAGACGAAGCTGCGTTTGTAGCTGATGTTGAAGCATTTGATTCGGATGTTGCAGCATTAGAAGCTGAAGTTGAAGCTGCTGACGCACTGGCTGCTGCATTTGTTTCAGCAGTTTCTGCATTAGTCTCAGCTGTTTCAGCATTAGTCTCAGCAGTTTCAGCCGCTGTTTCACTAGCTGCTGCTGCGGTCGCACTAGCTGCCGCTGCTGTAGCCGAAGCTGCCGCATTGGTTTCACTAGTAGAAGCGTTAGTCGCACTGGTTGCTGCATTAGTTGCCTGTGTTGTAGCCTGAGCTACCTGAGCAGACATAGATGTTTCTGACCAATTCTTAGTAGCTGCGTCCTGTGCGTTCACAGGGTCAGCAACGTTGGTCATACGTTTATTCTGTGCATCCCATTGGAAGTTAACGTTAGATAACTTAATTACGTCACCAGCGTCATCAATAGCCTCTTGAGACATAAAGAACGCTTGGTCACTATCCGTGTCTAAATCTGATTCTGTTAGTACTGAACCTGACGCATAATCTACGAGCTTTGTGCCCTGACTTGTGGTTCTACGGATTTCTATAGCTGTAGAGGAAGCTGGAGCTGTGGTAAATGTAACCTGTGTACCAGCGCCATTCCATGTAAATGCTGTAGTTACAACACCATCTATAGTAATAGAGACGTCTTCTTGTGCCCTATAGCTAAAAGGTACAGAATAGGTAGCTGTGCTGCCATCACCTGTATACCTTACAAAACTGTTTGCCATGTGTTTCCTCTAAATTGATTCTTCTAAGACGGGGACTTTAGTATCCCATTGCTTCTAGTCTGTTTAATATGTCTCTACCTTCTTGTCTTATTTTGTTGGACATTTCAGTATTACCCAATATTTCATATGCTTTAAACTTTTCTCTTACTTGATAAGTTTCCATAATAATAGGGTATTCTTTTATCATTTCTGCATATGCCATCTTTTCAAAGCCTCTAACTACTTCTAATAAATAGTTTTGTTTTGGGTCTTCAACACCTAAAATGTCAGGTCTTGATGATAAAGTGGCGTTCATGGTACTGTTGGGATTACTTATTTCATGCTCAAATATTTCTTTTAAAGTGTATTCACCCTTACCTAAGTTAGGATAGCTTATCTTTAAAGTACCTTTAAGTTCCATCCACCTGTCATAAGCTGTTTGTCCTTTATTATTTTTAAGTACTTTTAAATCTAGTTTACTGTATTGGTCTTTAGAAGGTTTAGCTGCATATTTAAACTCTCTTCCTTCAGTTTCAAAAAAATCCATTACTGCTTTGTTTTTAGTTTCAGTCATAGAGAATGGACTAGACATAATACCATCTTTGTTGCCTAAGCCAAAGAACCACCCATTCTTTCTATCTATAGGTTCACCGAAAATATTTCTTCTTGGCATAATTTTTGACCTGTCTGCAAGACCAGCAATACGGTCTTGTAGTGTTACCATATCTCTTTCATATTCATCACTAACTCTTGCTTTATATCTTTGTGCACCTGATAAAGGTATAATTTTATTAGCGTATCTAGCAATAGCTTGTGCTCCTTTTCTTTCAGGGTTACGCCATTGTAAATGGTCTTGTCCTAAAAATAAATTTGCTGTTTCTAATATATCTCTTGTATAAAATTTAGATGTAAGATTACGAGTCAAAGCTGATGTAATACCTACTGATATTTCAGTCCACTCTTTTTCATATCCTTCAGGGATATCTTCATTAAGGTTATAACGATACGCCTCATTCATTACCTCATATAAATCAGCCATTAAGAAAAATGGTGTCATTATAGGGTCACCCCTATCTAAGGCAACATATCTGCCATCATCTGTTTTATATGAATATGGTTGTTTACCTGTAGTAGCTTCTTCTTGGCTTCGTTTAAAGTAATCGGGGCTCATACCACCTGTTATTTTTCCTTCATGTGCTGCGTACAAACCACTCATAACCAAAGCATATCCAGCAGTTACCCTAGCGTTTGCTTCAGCAGCTGCCTCAGGGTCTATATATTTACCTGTCTTAGGGTCAACAGCTGTCATATGTTTAAGTTGAAAATGTAATTTACCAAAAGGTGAATGATGTAGTACCCATCTAATTAAGTTAGAAGGGGTGTTTATAAAGTGTAGTCCAAGTGCTCTAGACCATTTGTGGTCAGCTGTCCATTTTAATATTTGACCTGTAATTCCGCCTTCTGCTTTTTTAGTAACAGGATTAATAGACGTGGCTGGGTTAGTATATGTAATTTCTCTAGCATAATGTAAGGGGTCGTTAGCCAGCCCTTTTTCAGCTTGTGTTAATTTATCTGCGTGTCTAGTTTCACTAGCTGTAATAGCTTGTCCATCACTATCTATATAGTTATCCATTAACTCTTTAAACTTATCTTTATATTTAAATTTATTATTAGATAACTGAGGAAACTCTCTAGCTATTACTGTGTGTACTTGAGCCGCTGCACTTGCTTTAAAAGAAGCTGTTTTTAAAAATTCATCACCAGCACTTAAAACTCTAAGAGGGGCGGACATAGCCCACGAAGCTGGACGCCACGCATATTTGTTTATGCCTTTTCCTATAACAGGAATACCATTTAACCAAGCGTCTCCAAAGCCATTAAGCCAGCCTTGAAACACACCTTGTCTTGTACTAGCGTCTAGCTTCTGTGCCATACCGTCTAGTAAAGGTCTTCCTTTTCTAAATGATTTATATGACGCTTTTAATGCGTCTGCTAAATAGACGTAAGTATACATGTAAGTATTGAAAGCTTCTTGTACTGTAGTTTTTGCTCTTGCAGCGTCGGATGGTGCTAGGTATCCCGCTCTAATTAATTTCATTAAAGGTTTCCAATGCATGTTCCACAAAGAAGATGTAATGTTAAGCATGTGAGTGTCAGGGGATGATAATAAGTTGTTGTTTATGTATTCATTTATAATATCCCATTTATCAGCTTTTCTTGAGCGTCCTAATACTTCTGCAATGTCTTCTACATCATCCAATCTACCAATACTTCTGTACCAATCTACTTTACTGCCTTCTTTATTAAGATTTATTAGATTGTCTTTATCAATAATTAATTCACCTATTTCAAATTTAGCTTGTCCTTTAGCTGTCTTTCTAGGTGCTTGAAAAGATTGTAATGCTCTACCAATATCTACTGCTAATGCTTTTCTTAATTGCAGTGCACCATCTATGGCTAATACTTGGTCATCTAATACTTTTATTAACTCATCTATTGATTTGGGGTCAACTAGGCTTTCTAATTCTTTAGCATTTACTAATAAATCATCTACTTGTTTTAATGTTAATTCATCTAATGCAAATACTTGTGCTGCTAGTTTTTCTTCTTCAGGTGTTTTAACTGTTTTTTTTATAAGTCTAATTAAACCGTCAGGGTCATCTGTCCACCTTTCTCTAGCTATTCTTTGTAGTTCATCATTAGATAACTCAGAATAGTTTAGTTTATAATCTTGTATTTCTTCTGTTCTTTTATTTAAATATTCTACTAATGTTTCAGGTGCTCTTCTAAATCCTTTAGTAGAAAAGTTTAATGCTGTTTCAGTTTTATCACCTAATACTACTTTAGTTTCTGACCTTTCCCTAGCTGCTGCTGCTAAAGATTTACTACTTAATTGTTCTTCTTTTCTTATTCTTTTTAGTTCTTCTGCTGACTTACCTTTAAAACTTAATTCAGCGTCTGTCAGGTTTCTAAACAACGCTTTACCCGTCATTTCATCAAAACCATAGTCATGTAATTCTTTTAAGTTTTGTACAGCTTTATTTTTTAAAGAATTACCTGTTAGTTTATAGCTTAGTGCTCCCGCTCCGCTACCAAAAGCTGAACCAAATCCTAACCCAGTAAGTGTGGCTATTCCTGTTTGTTTTAAACTATATTCATCTTGTAGACCAGTCTTTATATTTATTTGTTGCATACTATAATCATGAATTAAAGACATACCACCAGCTGCTGTCCCCTCATACACACCTGATTTTATTACAGCATTACCTAAAGCTTTTCCAGTAGCTTTTTCAGCTGCATTTATAATTAATTTATCAGACACTGCTTTAGCTGCTTTACCTTTTAATTGTTGTCTTAACGTTTCTTTAAAAGCTGTAGAAGCTGTTTGTTTACCTATAACACCACCCACTAAATTTAATGGGTCAGCAATAAGGGCTGCTCCTGAGTCTACTAGCCAATCTCCAAAATTTCTGTTTGGGTCATCCCACCAAGATGGTAATTGATTCCACGTATCTTGTATGTATGCAAATTGGTCTAATCTTTTTTGGTCTTCTTCTTGTAATACTCTAGATAAATCATTAGACATACTGATGGTGTTATAATTACCCCAGCTTCTGTCTTCATAAAACATTTCTACAAGGTCAGCAGATGTTGTAGTGTATTTACCGTTTTCATCTTTAGCATATAAATCCATGTCTGAATTTTTGTAGGCATACCAATCTCTAGCTATCTTATCAAACTCAGGTGTTTTTAAACGTTCTAAAGCTTCTGCATTAGATGTTATTCTTTCTTGTACTCTAACGTCTATATTTCTAGCGTCAGGTTCGGTAGGTCTTTCAGGTGGGGTGTAATTTTGTATGTCATCAAAAGTAAGTTTAGCCATTAATATTCAATCCCTCGTTTTATAAATTCTGCCATCATAGCTTGATAAGCTTCTAATTCACCTGTTGCTTTAAAACCCAATGCTTCAGCAACAGGATTTAATGTATCCTTATATTGTTCAGGATTACTATATATTTCCATAGACATGTCACCAGCTCCTTCAAATATTGTGTTAGCGGCGTCAGTTAATCTTCTTGTTGTAGCTATCTCATAATCAGGGGCTTTTTCATTTGTTGCTGGTTCTATGTCTTTTTCAATATCAAATCCACTTACATTTTCAGTTAATGTATTTCTCATTTGAGTGGTTTCTAATGCTGTAACATCTCCCACTACTACATTTGTAGGGGTATCTTGTACTCCTTTTTGTTGTTTGTAAGAGAATTGTCTAATTACTGTTCTTGACAGTGTTTCCATTAAGTTGGCTTTAACATCTAACGGCATTGGTGCGTTGTTGTTGTTTGCTCTATACGCAATGTCAGCTTTTTGTAACTCAACAGTTAAATAGTTTCTTGCTCTCATTTTAGCAACATTTAAACCATCATGGTATTTACTACCTAGAGCACTAAACTCTGATATGTAAGAAGCATTAATTTCATCAAGTATAGAGTCAGCTGACAATTTTAATGTAGTGTCGGATTCAATAATAGGTCTACTAAGGTTCTGTCTTGTTGAGTTACTGTTGTTATATAAAGACAATAACTCTTTCTTTTCATTAGCGTTATAGTTGACTAATTCTCTCAAGAATGTTTGATAATCTACTGTGCCCATTATAATCTGTGATTCAAAATCTTGTTTTTGAAACGGGTCTGTAGTCAATATTAATCTTTCTTCTGTAAATTTTCTAAGCAGTGAACCTAAATTTGTGTCTACTCCGTCTAATTTAGAATATAAATCAGTTAGTTTCTTTTGGTTTTCAGGCGTGGGGTCAGTAATATAATCTAAAGCTTCTTTAGCTGAGCTAATGTATAACTGTTCTTTTTGATACTTTTCTTGTTGTATATCAAAATTAGTCAATGTTCTTCTTTTAGCTAATGCTTGGTTGTAAAGAGTGGCTACATCATCTCTATTGGTAGTAGATAATGAACCTAATAATTGACCGTCTTTACCTTTACCTCTATCAAGGTTAAGTACTTCTAATCCTTTATCTAACTCTTCCACTGTCGTTGCTTGGTTTATTACATTGTTACTTAAGGTTAGTAATACAGCGTTCTTTTCTTGGTTAGTTAAGAAATAAGATTTTTTACCATCTATCTTAGGTAACTCTATTTGAAATTCATCTAGTCCTGACATAAGAAAATCAGTCCCTTCTATTTCCATCATAGTTCTAGCAAAATTAGTAGCTCCTTGTATTTTTTTGTCTTGCCAGTGTTGTGCTCTATTTTGTGCATCTTTAACTTCTTGTTCAATTTTAAACTTGTTAAACACGGCTGAAAAACTACCAGCATACTGTTTATCTTTGCCTTCTAAATCAGGAATAAATTGTGAATAAAAATCATGTAAACTTTGTGGTTCTTTGGTTAAGTTACCTTCAATGTCATATTCACCATAAGGGCTATATTGGTCTTGATTAGTTATAATAGTTTGTATAGTTTCAGCTGCTGCAAACTTACCTAGTTGTGCATTTATAGCTGATTGTGCATATCTAGAAGACAGCTCAGGATGAACGTTATTCATAATGTCATTTTTAATTTCTTCTTCAGATTTACCTGAGGCGTATAACTCTTCCATCTTAATGGTTGCATTATCTTTTACATCTTTCATATATGCTTGACCATATTTTTGCATAGCTGGTGTAAAGCTTGTAGCCAATGTATTGACCACTTGTTGTAGTTCGCTAGTTTTACCTACACTAGGTGCTCCAGCTGTATTACCAAGATATTTATTAGTTACTCTACTTTTATATGCCATGTTATACCTTTTTACCTGTTATTGTTCCTGTTTGATTTGGGTTAAATGGAGAGTTAGCTCCTATTCCATATCCTTTCATAAATGCACGGTCACCAGCGGGAACAGTTAAATAACCAGCCCCAGCAGACGCAATTTGTAATCCAAGTCCTAGTGCGGATGGTTTAGTAACAGGGGGTATTTTATTATAGTTTCTTTGTAGTGCTGTGTAAGAATTAGCTGCTTGTGTATTAAGTTTCATCATGTCAAAACTAAATTCATTTTCTAATTCTACATATTGTATATCTTGTCTAGCTCCAATATCTCTCATAATGTTTATTACATTTCCATACCCACTGTTAAGGGCTGTTGCTCTTTCTTTTGCTAGTTTCTGTTTGTTTTCAAAATTTGCTAAAGCTTTTTCTCTAGCTGCCAATCCTCTTTCAGTTTCTATTTGTTGTAAATCATTTAAATATGATACGTTAGCAGATTCTATCGCTTGTTGATTTGCAGCTTCCTGTGCTTTTGCTTGTGCTTTTTGGGCTTGATAACCGCCTATAGATTGCAACACTTGCAATGCAGCCATTGCTTCAGGTACGCCACACATATGTTATCTCCTTCATCATTAAATAAAATGGCATTTTACCTTTGCCATATTGCTCCTCTCGTCTTATTGTTTTAAATCCTAAATACCTAAGCCACTTAATAGACTTGTCATTTCTAACATCTACATAGTTAAATAAATATTTATAACCTTTTCCCATTTGTGCCACCCATTCAGGTGACTGTTTTATAAATTCTTTCTTGTAATTAAATAACTCATCACTAGATAGTAACCAAGCTACACCATAGTCACGGTCTAACGTTGGTACACTACCAAACATTCCTACAACATATTCTTCTTCTGTTCCTATGACACTCCATGTTCTATGTCCTTTTTCTTGGAAAGGTGTCATAAGAGCCTCAGCAGCCCCTATGTTATCTGACGCTTTGATTTCATCTCTGTCTGCTTGCCTCATCTTAGGCGCAAGAAACGCTATGTCTGCTGATATTGCCCGCCTCACATGTGCCATCTATATTCTCCTAGAACGTCTGTGGTAGTAACCTTCCACTTCAGCACTAGGAATAAACATAGGTAAGTGTGAGCTACTCTTTATATCTAATGTAAATAATGTATTTCTACTTTGTACAGGAACAATAATAGTACCTGACGAAATCGCTGGGTTATCCACTGCTCCTGATAAACCAATAATATAACCATTCATAAATGTGGTATATGTATCTCTATTCTCAGGTGTTACTTCTACTTGGAAGAATCCACTGTTTTCATAGTCAAATGATATAGTACGTATCTGATACCTACCTGAAGTAACAGCTATAGCCCCTTGTCCTGAAGCTTCTCTTACGTACTGTGGTGACAGTGTATATTTAGATTCATAAGGCACACCTATAATTAAACTAGTGTGGTTGCCTTGTATTGTATATGTTGAACCTGTGGTATTCGTGGCTGTGTAATTAGCTCCTGTGGAAGCGTTTACAGCTATTAATCCTGTCTTAGCTCCATATGGGCTAGTAAATGTAGTAAGGTCAGTGCCTGAATCATAAGTACCAGTTACTGTCGTTTTAAGGTCTACATAAACATTATGACCTATGGTTGAATCTGCTAAGTCTTGTAAGTCAATACGTAGTAACTTTGTGTCTGTTCCTTCTACTACAAATAGGTATACAAAACTACGGTCTATCATTCCACCTATTATTTTAACATTGTCTAGTTGCCATTTAGACCACGCTGTTTGTACTTTCTCACCTCTATCAAAGAAGTATTTGTACATATACATTGTGTTGGCATTGGTAGGTGATACAGCTGTTCCTGTAGTGTATGGTGCTGTCTGAGTATCAGCTGTATCTGAACACAGCACTATCAAAGAATCTTCTGTTGTGTTACTTAATATTGAATAAGCGTTGTCAGGTATCAAAGTTTGTACCGCAACAGTAACATCTAAACCGTCGTTAGTTAGTGTATCATTGTCTGAATAATATTCTCTTACTGCTGTGTTTGCATTACGTACTTGTGAGAAGTAAGCATATCTACCTGAAGACACAGGTGTTACATTGGCATTGTGTGAGAATGTTGATACTTCATTCAACACAGCTGAGGTCGGGGTAATTGTCTCAGCTGCTGAAGCGAGTTTATACTGTGATGTGTCGGAGAATAACAGTAAGGTCT